AATGGAAGTCATGTCATAAGTAGCCATAATTTATATCTCCCTTATGCTGCGTTATAACGGGCAGTGACGATTGCTTCTGGACGAAGAATCTTCCTACCGTATAGATGCATACCACGAACAATGTCAGCAAAGCTATCAGGGTCACGATATGTTTCTGTTTTGTTGATTTGCTCTGCAGTAGCAATAGCTGAATCATGTCCTGCAACAATAACACCAAGGTTGGTGAGTTGGTTTGCAGTACCTGAAGTTCCGGGTCCAGTGCCTAGTGCTGGCAAGTTAGACGAGGAATATACACGGAAGCCGTGGAAGTTGCTTACAACAAGACCATTACGCAGACCACCTGATTCACCGAAATCTGCATTCATGAAGCGTGAATCTTCATCAGCAAGAATTTCCATAAATACTGGATCAACAATAAGCCAGCGACCTTGTGAGTCAACTTGCTGTTGATCAAGCAAACGCTTCATACGTGCAACAATCATTGCAGGAGAAACGGTAGCAGTTGGCAACGAAGTCGCTCCCGGCATACGTGCAGTCACAGGAATTGAGTGAGTGCCAGCAGACGTTGTAGTGATGTTACCAAAGTCACCTTTATGCAGTTGCATAGAGGAGAGCAGTTCGTTAGAACCAGCAGAAGCTACAGCTTTAGTACCATTAACAGTTGTGTTAAGGGTGTCACCTTTGCTGTGCAAAGAGGACTGCTTGTAGCCTGACATGTACGCAAGAACTTCTTGGTCATGATTGTCTGCCAAACGATAAGCAGCACGGCTGGTTGCAAGGTCCATGAAATTGACGTGGCTGTGAGCCTCTTCAATATCGTCCATCTTAAAAGCAAAGTAATTCGCTTTGTCAATGACCAAATTGAAATCGTCATCCTGTAAGTCTTGCGCTGTGACATTCGTGCCACGTGCATACTCTTGAACAGAAATTTCTGGTTCTTTGATAATTTTAACGGTGTCACCTTGGGCAGCAATTTCGCCAAAGTAGTCTGAGTTTGTGACATCGCCTACGACAGTACTCTTGCGGAAAGCAAGCTGTACTTTTTTAGAATAGATTACAGGACTAAAATTACCGTTTGGTAAATTCCCATAACCTGTTGCGGTTGTAAAAGCCATAATGAATCCTCCATTGAATGTTTGGCTTAGGTTTAAGTAAGCTTAACACAAGTTGAAGAGGCTGCATTTTGAAGGGTGGCGTTACAATAACGGGCCTGTAAATTCAGGTAGGTCTTAACTAATATGTTGTTGCTTAGTAGTGTAGGAGAGAAAAGGTGGCTACCTAAAGTAGGGCTTCTCTCTCCTTTTAGTATCTTGCATGTATAGTTATACTTAGTAATCTTTTGTTGTCAAGCTTTTATTTACCTTGCAGCACCAGAAAGGTCATAAATAAATTTACCTGACCGTTGTGCTTCCATAATAGCGTCTTGGTTCTTTTCAAACTCCTTCATAGACATTTTGCTAATCATAGACTCAGTAAAAGAAACCTCAGTTTCAGCTTGTGTGGGCTTAGTTGTACGCTTGGTTACAACTGCAGATGCAGCGTCCTTAGATGACTTCTTACGAGACTTAGTATCTAAGCCCTTGTCTGACTTGTAAAGATCAATAACTCGTACCACAGAGCGTGGATCATCTTGGTTCTCATACAAAGCGTCTTGTACCCACTTAGGTTGCTCTCCTGCCCAATCGTGAAACTCATCACTTTCCTTGAGATCATCAAAGTCACTGTGTGATTTACGGATAGCATCCATAGATTTACTACGGTCAGCCTCTGCAGACATTTCATCTATTTCCCGTAGACGCTTCTCTGCAACGCTAAACTTTTCCTGTGCTTTCTTTTCAGCAATAGTCTCAACAATAGCTGCAACGTCAGGGTACTTGTCAGCCCAAGCTTGAATGTCTTCATCCGACTTAGGTGGGCGTACAAGCCCTTGTTCTTTGGCATTCTCTAGTTGAGCCTTGATAGCCTTTAGCTCTGCTGCAGTGTTGCTTTGAAGCTTGCGAATGTCATCATACCGTTTCTTGTATGTGCGTTCTTCTCCTGTGTCAGGCTCTTTAGCATCAACCTGTTGCTCTTTTGCAACACTTTCTGGTTCTGCTTGTTCTTCTTCTTGTGGCTCACCACCCTCCTGTTGGGCGGCATCAAATTTAGCCATTTCAGCTTCTTCTTCAGCAATACGTCGTGCATTGGCATTGCGGTAATTGCTATCTACAAAACCTGCTGTCTTAGGTTTCTCCATAGTTGTTAGTTCTGGTGGCATTAGTTTTCCTTTTTGTAGTTATGGCCTAGTACCTAGACCCTTTCTTCGCTGGGTTGTTTGTTTTTTCTTTTGTTTCTTTGCTGCTGGCTTGGACACTAAGCCGCCTTCTTGATATAAGCCTCCACTTGATATAGTTCCGTAGTCCGTTGCACCATAATCTGTATCAGTATCAGTACCAAGAGAACTTCCTAAATCAAAGTCATTATCGTCCCTGTTATCGCTTCTGTTGGCTTGTTCAATACGTCTTTGTGCAGCAGCAGCGGCAGCATTAGAAGCAGCAGCAGCCCTTTGTGCAGCCTCTCTAGCTTCTCGTTCTTTTCTCTCTTTTTCAAGCCTTCTGGAAGTAGCAACTTGCTGTTCTCGTTTGAGGCGTGTTACTTTTTCAAGACCTGTTTCTCCTACACTATCTTTTCTAGATAAAAAGGAATCAGAAAACGCTGCAGGTAAGCCACTGTCCTCAAAGCCTGAACCCTTAACAGGTTGCAATTCTTTTGGCAAGGTAGATTTAAAATATAAAGATTTTTGATATTCATCTGCAGCTTGCATAATATTAGTGTATTTCTTTCTACCTAACATAGCATCAAATGGCTCTCGTAAAAAGTCAAATCCCATTTGTAAAGGGGTATTTGGTGGAGTACCTTTTTTTACAAATTTGTCTTGATAAAGGTCACTTAGAATATCTAACTCTTCTCTTAATTTACCTTGCTCATTATCTAAATATTTACCTTTTTTATCAGAATCTCTGTCAAATCCAAACTTGCTATCAGGGTCATATTCTGATCCTGCTCTTTCTTTTGCTTCAGCATACCTTTTAACTATTTCTCTTTCAAGTTCTTGTTTTTTATTTTTAGCTGCAAGTTTACTACCAGTTGTAAGAAGAGGTACAACAGCCGATAAACCTGTGCCAGCAAGTAATGAACCTCCTACAACACTAAATACATTACTATTACCAAACCTTTTGTCTAATGTTTCATAAGCCGCTTGTAAATCCTCTGTTTTCATATTCTTATAATCTGTATCAATACCAATTAATGCAGCACTAGATAATTCTTTAGTAGAAAAATTACCTGATCTTCCTGTTCTATTAGAAGTACTAACATAAGGAGTATTAGGACCGTCATCTCCTGTTCTGCGTTCAGTTTGAACTGCAGGATTAATAACTGTACCTGCAGGATACACAGGTTCTGTAGCGTTAAAACTTTCAGGAATTTCCTCTAAAGTAAAACCTTCAGGCACAGGCATAGCTGTATTCCAAGCTACAGTAAATCTATTACCTTCAGCATCTACAAGAAATACCTCTTTAATTACACCTGATGGATCAGTAAAAGCCTCTAGTGCAGCTTTATCCTCATCACTCATATCCTCAAAATCATCAAGCATAGGCTCAAAAGCAGTTCCACCTATAGTACTAAACTTTTTTAAAAAAGGATTGGTTTTAGTTGCAGTAGCCATCAAGTCATCATTAGAGGTCAGACCACCTTCCTGCATCTTTACAGGATCAGTAGGCTCTTGAGGCTTATTAGCTTGTTGCATTTCAGCAGACTTTTTATCTGCACTTGTATTGTTTATCTTAATACCTTTACTGGCAAGCTTCTGCATTAATGCAGGGTCTTTGTTAGCTGCAGTCATAAGCTTTTGTATAATACCATCTACCTTGGTAACATCACCATAGTTACCTACAGCTAAACCACCAACAGCCATATTAACTGTAGCACCACCTGCTCTCATACGTCCGTTAACCATAGGACTACGAGAAGCGTCATCAATAAAGATATCAAGACCGCCCCCATCAGTTAAACCACCAGCGTACATACCTGACTCAGAAAGTTCAGCTTTTAGTTCAGCTATTTCCATACTGTCCTCTGGTGGTACTGGATCACCGCCTATTCTACCATCTGCATCCATCTGTTGCAAGCCCATTTTTGCTTGACTACGTAAATCTTCAAAGAACTTTACCCCAAAGTAACGAACAACATCAGCAGGAACAACATACTCCCCCTCAGATAATCTGGCATCTATATCATCCCTTACTTCCTCTGGTAACGATCCCGGCGGTACGTCATTGCCCGATACAGGGTCTAGTATTTCAGCTTCACCAATCATTGTAGTACCTCTTTCATTTGATCGTCTATTGACGTAAGACCACCTTTATTAAACTGTCTAGGATATCTTAATTCTTTTTCTTGCATTAATGCACTTAAATCAATAACAATACCTTTTGGATCACCTAATTTAAAATCAACAGGATCATCATTTATTGGATCAAATGATGCTAAATCTCCATCCTTTGTATAAGGCAAAAGAACATCATAATTAATACCTACAGAAGGATAGTTTTCTTTTAACTCCATTAAAGTCTTTTTTAAATCTTTATCGTACAAACTACTAAAAACTTTAGGAGGATTTTCTTTATCTATTCCCCTAATAACAGCAAACCTACTTACACTAGGTATAACAATACGTGAAGCACCACTTTGAACAGCTTTAGAAATTGCAGCTTTTAAAACTTCATCAGTTACTTGTTTATAATTTTTACTACTAGATATTGGCGGCTTAACAACTCTTTTTGAGTCTTCAGGTAATTGTTTTGCTAACATCCCATAAAAATTATAATCGGCAATAAGCTGTCCCATAGTTGGAAATTTTTGATCCAAAGCCATAGGAACTAAAGTAGATTTAGAATATGCTAATTTAGCCTTCTTGTATTTTTCAATTATGTCATCTCTAATAGCTCGTCTTTCAGAATTGGCAATAGGCGAACTAGGGTCTAAATCAATTAAGGCTTCTTGATCAGCCTTTCCAAACAATTCTTCAGCATTAAAACCAAATTTCTTTGCAGTATCGTATCTAACTTTGGTTGGATTGTCTGTCTCTTGGGAATCAACCTCTTGCAAAAACATTTTAAAGTTCTTTTTTGGTAACTCCGTTGCGTCCCTTAAATAACCTTGTTGTAATATATCTGATTGTATTTCTTCTATAAGTAAGTATTTTTTACCTTCTACAAGACTATTAAATCTATCAAGGTCTGTAGCCATTAAGTATGTACTACCATCTACTGGACCCTCTGGATCAATAATAGACCCTCTAAAGTGTGCTATATCTTCATGATCAAAGTGTGCAGAACCCATACGTACAGTGGTAGGTTTAGGACTATATGGAAGTCTTCCTTTTTCAGGAGTAGTAGTCAAAATAGGCATCTCAAAATAGCCTACTTCCCTACCTCCTTCAAAACCTACAAGGCGTTGTCTTTGTGTGTGTTTATATCCAGAACCAAAGTCAATACCGTTAACATTATATTCATCTGATGAGACAATCTTTCTTAAGTCATCTCTAGTGTATCTTTGGTCAGGATCAATTAGTATTTGTGAATAAGAATCTTTACCTATAGCTGGACTTTTTTGTAAAGCAGTTAAAAAGTCCCTACCTAACATAGTATCAAATGTTTCGCCTTGTATTTTCATAGGCTTCATCTTAATAGTGTTTACTACCTCAATAATAGGTTTCCTAAATTTAACAGTTTGATTTTGTGATAAACCTAGTGAACCTGAACTTCTACCTCCAATAACAGCTTGTTGCAAATTAGTAGGTAAATTATCTAATCCACCAGCAATATCAATACCTTTACCTTCTACAGGAAAATCACTTTCAACTTCTTTTACATCGTATTTAAATATTTCGCTTTTAGGGTCATTTGATCCTTCATCCGTAAAAGGATTATCAAAAAACATTTGTTCTTTATCATCTCTAACGGATTTCATAAAACTAAGATAAAACTTAAATAATTCAGTTGAGTTTTTTAAAACATCAAATTGTGGTGTATTTGGCCTTAATTTATAAGCATCCCCAGAGGTCGGATTAATAGTGTTAGGATACTTAGAAGCAAATTGTCTACTAAGAGCTAAATACCTTTTTACAAGAGTATTCTCCTCAGAATCTGAAAGTTTTCTAGTACCATCTGCATTATATATTTTTTTAAAAATACTTATTACATCCCTTAAAGGAGTATCAGAAAGCACTTCTAATGCTTCAGGAGTAGCATTTGGGTCTGGATAATCTGGATCAGAATCAATTACATCGTTAAAATTACTATAAAGCTCCCCTAATGTTTTTTTAGAAACAGTAGAATACGGATCAAAAGATGCTGTAACTTGTCTATCTATGTATGGACCTGTTCTATCTTTATATGTAGGACCGCCGGGATCACCTTCTCTTCCTGCAAAAGAACGAATTGCGCCCTTGGGAGCTTCCATAACACTAGCACCTAATGCAGTGCCACCAGCAATATCAAACGCATCACCCATTTGAGTTTCAGTAGGGCTTTGCTCCCCTGTAAATAACCTCTTAGGTGTGCTTACTGTGTCTACTACACTCTCACCTACAGCTTTACCTGCGCTTACTAACTCATCCTTTGTAGGCAACCTTGGGTCATCTGCAAACTTCTTTATTGCAGGTACAACATCCTCTTTAAATTTAGTACGAGATGTACGTTGATCAGGATTGCGAGATACAGTATAAGTGTTACCTAGTACAGTTCTAAATATAGGTGTTTCACCCTCTCCAAAACCACCTACTTGTTTGTCTGTTACATCTGCATCTAAAGGTCTTTCATAAAAAGGTACAGACGATAAGCCTAAACTCTCTTCAGTTTGATCTTCTTCTTCAAGCCTCTTTGACTCAGCATCGTAATATTCGTCTGCTGTCATTGCGCTAGGGTGGCTTCTTGTAATACCGCCTTTGTTTAATCCTATAGGAGTAGTTATAGGTGTAGGCTGTATAGGAAGTAAAGAAGGATTAGGAGGTTTAGAGGGGTCTCTACGCCCTTTAAAAAACTGACTAAATGTAGGATTTTGTTTAGCTAACTCTTTTGTTAAATTTAAAGTAATATCATTTCTAGTAATTCTTCTAATTGCAACTATATTTTTTTTATCATATAATCTTGCCTGTTCTCTTAAAGATACTGTACCACCTTGATTTCCACCAACAACATTTACTAAATCTCCATCTTGTTTTGTAATTCTATCTCCTGCATAAAAAGCTACATGAGTACCTATGTTTTTTCCATCTTTAGGCTTAAAATCCCAAACTATTATGTCACCTTCTTGAGCGTTCTCAAGGCCGTCTACTTTAGTTCCATAATTTCTGTAAGCATTAGCAGAACGTCTAGGACCATAGTTACCTTGGTCAGGACCAAGAGTATCTACACCCAGATTAGTAAGAACATGATGAACAAAAACTGCACACCAAGAATGAATAGTGCCATCTGATTTTTTTGGATTAAAGCCGGGACTAGCTTGTTTAAAAAAACCTAAAATAGCTGCCTGATGATTTTTGTTGTTTTCATCTAGTCCTGTTAAAATTTTACCTGTTTTTGGATCTTGTAAAAGATAACCCATATTTATTATATACTCAATAGCACCCCTAAATGAGTTTTCATCTACTTCATTACTCTCAGGTCTAAGTTGTGGGCGTAAAGAACTTTCTGGTGCAACACCGTAAGGTAGGGTAGGATCAACAGATTTTGGTCTTAGTTTAGGTCTAAGACTTTCTACAGGTACAGGTACGCCTCTTTCATTTAGCTCTGTTTTTAAAGGTGGAGGTACATCTTTTTTCATACCATAATTATCTAGTATGTTTACAAATGTATCAGATGTACCAAAATCTGTAAGAGGTGATCTAGTAGACTCTTCTATTTGACTTTCTAGTTCTTTAGGTAATTCAATTTGTTTATCTTGCGGTTGTTGAGGGGCAAGCATATTATCAGTTTGTTCATTTAATACATCTTTTTTAGCTTCAGCATCATAGTATTGATCTGCTGTCATAGCACTAGGATGACTTCTAAAAGGACTTCTAGCCATTAGCGTTTACCTTTAGTCTTAACTGTTTAAGTGCAGCCAAAGCGTGTACTGCACCCTGCATTCTTTGCATAACCATAGGGTCATCCGTTTGTGAGAACGTCTTGTAACTACTTTGAATGCGCTCTTCTAGTTCAGCCTCAAAAGCATCCCATAAAGGTTTATCGTTTACTAGTTTTTTTAGTTGGCTCATTTGTTAGAAACCTTTCCTAGAGCCTCTACAGTCTCATCTTTAACTTTAATAATTTTAGCTGCAGCTTTAGCAAGCATAGAAGAAACACTCATTATTGTGGCCTTCCAGTAAATCCTTGCTCTCCCGGCGCAGGTGCAGAGCCTAACCCTATGTTACCTCCACCACCGCCTGATGTGTCGCGTGGGCCTGTAGGAGGTGTACCTGTGGGCCTAGCTCCCTGTTGAGGTGGGGGTGTACCTACAGGGGGAACTCCACCCTCTTGTGGCGGCTGTGGTAGCGGCTGTTGAAACTGTTTAAGTATTTCTGCTTGTACTGCAGCGTCCTGTAGACTGTTTGTAACTTTCTCAGGGTCTAAATCCATGCTAATTGCAATCTCACGAATAATGTAGTCCATTTTAGCAAATGGTGCAAGTACAGGATTTTGTGCTACTTGCAAGAACTGCATCAAACGCTGGCTACGCACTTCGTTAGCCATCAAGCTCTCAGTACCCTGTGCGCGTACCTCTAAGTCACCCTTAATCTCAGGATCAAAGTCAAACTGCATGTTGAAATTAAAGAACGCTTTACCTAAAGGCTTAAGCATATAGTCATCTACGTTCTTAATTACATTCCGTATAGAACCATTAGCAGCAGACATGAGCATACTAATGCCAGAAGCTGTACGTCCGACACCTGAAACTCCTGTCTGACCATGAGCAAAGCTAGGGAAGCCTGTACTCTCGTCTGCTAATACACGTGCCTTGTCAAACATCTGCATATTCTCGCCTGACACGTTAGGAAACTTAGTGCCAAAAATGGCTTGTCCCGGCGCACCCCCTTGACGCCTAAAGACTTTTCCGGGGTACACACTTAAATCTTGACCGGGAACTAGGTTGGTTTCATCTACTTCAATAAGCATATTACCACTTAAGGCTGCATTATCTACAGCCATACGCATAAACCCATTCATAAGAGTCTGTGTGTCATCCATATTCTCAGCTATACCTACACCAAAGAAGCTATAGGGGTTAAGCTCATAAGGTACAGCGTAGTAAGGAATGAGTGCAGGTTTAAATGGATTCATAACAAGGCGCAGAACTTGGTTATTACACACCCAAATGTTTACGCTTACTTGTTCTGTGTCTTTTAATTCTTTAGGAATATCTACTCCATATTCCTCTAACACTTCTCTATCTACAAATCCCCAAAACTCATGGACTTCATAACGCTCTGCTTTTCCGTTTTGAGCATCATCCTCCATCGCTTGTTCCCACCACTTTTTCTCATAGGACTCACCCATAGCAAGAGACTTATCAATGGCGTTATCACGAAAGAAGGGTCTACCTTTTAATGCACGAACCTGTGAGCGTGACATTTTGTGTCGCTCAACAATATACTCAGCCTCATCCATGTTAGCAGCATCAGGGTCAGGATAGAAGTTCCAAATAGAAACGTGGCTAGTAGATGGCACAGTTTTGATAGTAGGTTTATATTCACCAGTGTCATCCCAATTAGGGTACTCTTTATTTACAGCAAACGGACCCTTCATAATACCTGTGCCAAACAAAGCAGTCTCAAAAGAAGCTAGGCGCAGTTGTTTGTTAGCACCTGACTCTTCTAGCTGATCATGTACCTTCTTTTGCATCTTCTTAGCTGCAGTAAGTGCAGGATTAAAAGTAATACTTGTAGGTAATGTACCTTGACCTTCAATCAACTTATCGGCTACAGGCTCTAACTTTTGAGCCATACCACCTAGACGCTCACGTAATCCGTCCAGTGTTTCTCCCGGTTGCAGCTTTGCATCCTCAGAGCCAAATATAGGCGGTGTAAAAGTTTCTTTTAGTTGATCTATTCCTTGTTCTGCTTGAGGTGAAGCATCAAAGTGTACGGACTCAGCCACACCCTCTGGTAACGTAGTAGGGTCTATAGCCAACGGAAACTTGTGACTACCAAAGAGTACATCTACAATCTGACCATATGCAGCTAATGTTTTAGTTTTAGTTACCTTAACAAATACGCGAGACTTTTCTGTTTCAGTAAATTGTACTTCATTGTTGTACATGCCACGATAATTACGGTAAGCATCCATCCAACGTCGTTCATCTGTATAACGTGCGTCTTCTGCGCGTTTGTAACGATCCATTACTAAACTAATTATCTGACCTGTCTTAGGATCATGCATACTTTCAGTTGTAACGTCTTCAATGTGCGAGGACTGTCCTGACTCTAAGTTAGCTTCAAAGTCTGTTGTGAAATCATCTGGGTCCATATTTAATATCCGAATACTGGATCAGCAGCTTGAAAACCGCTTCTCTGTGTTGAAGGGTTGAAATCCCACAAGGAACTTCTAGGTCTTGTCATGATACCATACCTAAGAGCATCGTACAAGTGATCTTCTGCGTTTGTATCTACATCTTCAGGGTTACGTTTGTCAAGAGGTATGCTAGGTATCTGTGCTATGCAGTTGGTGCAGGTAGAGAAGAATACGAGTTGGGGTTCCTCAGTAAACTCATCTACCTGCAAACGACGGTGTATCTCATTTTTTCCTGATACCCTAGAGCCTTTAGAACGATCAGAAGGTCTCCAGCGACAGCCCTTCATAATCATTTGCTCTGCTAGACTAGGGCCAGTGTCACCTCTTTTGTGCCAGAGGGACGAGTCCAACACGCCGTATCTTATTGTGCCATCATCTGCCTCTGCTTCTAATATCATATCCGCTAAGTCAGTAGCAGTAACTTTAGTGACATACATCTCTCTATAAACTACAAGTTGCTCAGAGGGAGATACGGCAAACCACACAACGCCTGTCCAACTGCCGTACCCATAATCGCAAGCTCTGAACTTCGCCCAGCTATTAGGAATGTCATAAGGGTCAACAACGTGAATTTCTCTGTTAAACTCAGGAAACGCTGCGCCCTCATTAACATCCCAATTCCCTTCTAATAACTGCTTACGTTGATGTTCTGGCATAGACAGCAGCATAGTTTCATAATCACCACTGTCAGCTAAATACGGATTGTCAAACAAACTTGCAGGTATAAACCTACGTTTAAATAAAGGTTGACCTTCTTTAGTGTGACCTCTAGGGTACTCTAAACGGTTTCCTGTCTCAATATCTGTAGCCCAAAAAGATGTATTAGGCTTAGAAGGGTCAATAAACATCTTTTTAACCCATTGATGCCCAACAGAACCGGGGTTTGTTGTGGCCCTCATGTACAAGCCTAACTCAGGTGAAGCACTACGTAAACGTGACCTCATGTAATTCCACGCAAACGGTGTAGCCCACTGAGTCAACTCATCAAACGCTATGTAGTTAAACGCCTGTCCTTGATAGCGCATAACGTCTTGGTCTTTATCTAGGTAACTCATCCAAATGCGACCACCTCTAGGTGTAACCCACTGAGACTTACGCTCTGACCACTTAATGCCGGGAATTGCTTTAGGGTACAACTCTTGGCTTTTCTGTATAAGCTCTCTTAGTTCCTCTGTAGTGTGACGTACAAGCAAGCCACTAAAAGCGTGGTGGTTTAGATTGCGTAAGGGGTCAGCTAGTGTAGCGTAGCTTTTACCGCCACCTGCTGCACCCCCGTACAACACCTCACGCTCACCTGAAGCTAGAAAGTCTGTCTGTGGACCTGCATTAGGCTTAAAGACAATGTTTTGTGCTTCCTCTATATCAAACGGCGCAGGTATTACTGTAGCTGGAATTGTTTCACGTGAAACATTTTTACTCGGCTGGACAGGTGTAGTAGCCTGTTCTTTCTTTTTCAAGCGTTTCGTACTGCGTGATCGCTTCTTGGAGCCTTTTGGCAAGCTCGCGCTTGATTCTAGCAGTTGTTTTACGTTTTCGCTCAAGGTCTACTCTTTTCTTTAAGCCCATGTGAGATATACTTTTGCCTGACTGTGTAGTTAACCAAGCAGAAACTTCTCTGTAACTATATTGCTTTAAGTGCTTCTTTGCAAGCTCTAATAGTTCTAACTCTTTCTCAATAGGGTTTAACCAACGTTCATCGTTTGGGTCTATCTCGTAACCAAAAGGTACAAACTTTACTAGCCTTGGTATTCTTTCCCAATGTCGTAGTTTCTTAGGCTTAGGTAGCATCCAATAACCTAAGTCATTAAACGCAAAGTGTTTAGTCATCACTGCTTTCTTTAGGCGGTAAGATAAACAAGCCACCACTAGCCTCTACTGCAACCTTCTCAGTCTTAACTACACCAGCACGATCTAGTATCTGTCCTGCTGCAACCATCTTCTCTTTAATGCCAAGCTGAGTAGGGTCAACCAAAGCACTACCGTAAGCTACAGCAGCTTTAGGCCCAAGACGAGCCATGTAAGTTTTTGTAGCATCAAAAATCTCATCTTTTAAAGTCTCAACAATAGTTTTAGTAGCGTAACCGTCTGAGTAACCTGCAAGCTTTTTGGCTTGTACAACATCACCTTGCGCCTCGTCAAACAATACCTGCATAAAAAGTTGCTGTTTCTCATTCAGTACTCTACTCATTTTACTCTCCTGTGCGACCTAGACGCTTTAGCCGCTTTTTTAGGTTGTTTAGAAAACTGTTTACCTTTTTTTGTGTCTGCCCTTTTTTTCGCTGAAGAAGCAGCGTATGTTTTAGCATCCATAGATTTAATGGCACTAGACGGCAAATAACGCTCTCCCGTAGCTTTCGGACCTTGCGTAGAAGGTTTGCCACTTTTAGTTCTCCATTTTTGTTTAGTCCAAGACTTAAGACTTTTTTGACTTTTTGCTAAGGCCATTACGACATTTTTACTAACTTGTAGCCCTTAGATTTAGCAGCAGAACGAATTTTAGCTAAAGTCATACCTGCAGCAGAGCCACCCTTAGAGTAACCTTTCTTTTTCATCATAGCACCGCCACGTGCCATACCTTTTTTCTTCATCTTCATCATTGCACCACGTGCATAACCTTTTTTCTTCATCGCCACTGTATTAATCCTCTCTATAAAGATTGTTAAAAACTCTTTCTGTATCCCAAACGTAAGACGTATCCTCTTTAGAATGAAATACATTCTGATTAGGCTTAAAGTCAGGCGCACCTTCTCCTGTCTCAAACCAAGCTGGGTGAGTTACCCTCACTCTATTATTAGGCAACGCAACAATGTTACCTGTATATTCTCCTGCATCTAACAACTCTAATACATGAGACTGTTTATGCTGGGCAGGGTCATCAGCTACCTCACTGTCTGTATA